GAACATCAGGAACTCCTGCTGTAACTTCATTAGCTAAAGACAGTTTAAATAATATATTTCTACTAGGACAAAGCCCATTTACAGTCTTTAAACAAAATAACAACGGTATAGTAGCTTTTGAAAGTTCGTCAAATAATACTAGCAGTTTATTTAATCCTGGTACAGGTTTTTTAAATACATCAACAAATCAACTATCAGGTATACCAGCTGCTTCAGTAAAAAATACCTCAGGTGATATTTGGCTTAATTCAAGTCAATATCCACAATACTACTCAGGATCATCCTTCACCTCAGATTTATTTAAGATAAGTCAACAAGGAAACTTACTTGCTACAAGCAGTTATACTGGAAACGGAACTGTACAGACACTTACTGCACAATCAGATGGACAAATTCTTGCAGGATATTCAAGTCCATATTCTCCAACAACCAACCCATGGAGATTTAACTCAAATGGACTATTTGGTAGTGGCGGTCAATACATTTGGTATACTATTTACTCAATGCAAGTACAATCCACCGGTAAAGTTCTTATAGGAGGAGATTTTCAGTCTAATGCAGTAGTTACCTACGATGACGGTGAAGGCGGAACATATGACCAGGACACTCCTACAACTCCTGGATACCTATTAAGACTTAACTCGAACTTAACTGTTGATGGAACTTTCCTTCAAAATCAAATAAATGGACCTGTTTTCAATATAAACACTTTACCTGACGACTCTTCAATATTAACTGGAGTTTTCCAGCTTTACTCTGGAGCTGAAAAAGAAAATATAGCTAAAATAGATGCTAATGGAAACTTAGATTATACGTATATTGTAGGACCAGGATTTAGTGGACCTGTTATTAAAACTGCACTTCAACCTGATAACAAGCTAATTGCCGCAGGTGACTTTACTCAATATTCAGGATCTTCAGGGGTAAACAGACTAGTAAGGTTAAATACCAACGGCAGTATAGATACAACTTTTAACCCAGGTTCAGGATTTAATAATTTTAACTCCTTAAGCAGTAAAATAGTTGTAGACAATTTAGGAAATATACACGTAGCAGGAGGAGACTTTACTTCCTATTCAGGTTCAGCAGTTTCAGGATATGTAAAAATACTACCAAACGGAAATATAGATCCAACAGGAACATCAGGATCATTTTTATCAAACCAACCACGAACAATGGAATTATTAGATTAAAAAACAAAAACTATGACACTAAAAGAATTCTTAACAGACAAAACTCTTACTTCAGTAGAAATTACTGAACAGTACAATTTAATTTACAATGTATACGTAGATCAAGCCGGATACGGTTTAGATATTGATACTTCAGAAGTAGTATCAGGAACTCCTTTAGAAATGAGAGAAGACTTTACTTTAGAGAATGATATCCTTTCTGTAGCAGGTATTTCTATAGACACAGCAGAAACCAATATGTTATAATATTTATAATAAAATATAAAACAATGATAACATTCAATTGGACAATCTCTGCAGTAGAGAGAGCAGTAAGCTTAGATGGATTACAAGATGTAATTCAAACAGTACACTGGAGATACAGAGGTACAGACGAAAATGGAGTAACAGCTGAAACTTACGGAGCAACAGCAGTAGGTCAACCTAATCCTCAAGACTTTACACCATTTGATGATGTAACAGCTTCAGATGTGGAAGGTTGGTTAGAATCATTACTAGATGTGCCTTCTATGCAAGAAAATCTACAAGCACAAATTACTTTAATCATTACACCTACAACAATAACAGGACCACTTTACAGTGCACCAGTTGTAGAGGAAGTAGTAGAAGAAAATCAAGAAACAACTGACCCGTCAGACATATAATTAAAAATTAAACAAAACGTTACAAATGGAAAACAGAAAGTTATCACAAGAAGAGTTACAACAAATTAAAGACCTTCAAGCAAAAAGTCAAGCAATTACTTCAGAATTAGGACAAATTGAATTATTTAAAATTCAAATAAAACAAAGAAGACAAAACGCAGAAGAGTATTTAAAAGAATTAGAGCAGGAAGAAAAAACATTAGCTGAGTATTTAGAAAGTGTTTACGGAAAAGGATCTATCAATTTACAACAAGGAGAATTTATTCCTTCTGTAGAAGAAGTAGAAGTAGAGGAAGTAGAGTAATTCTCAATAAAGTAGAATAAAGAATAAGGAGGGTTTCGACTCTCCTTTCCTATTTATTAGAGAACAGAAACCCTCTGTATATCGAAATGGGTTATCAAAATTCCAAGATATTTATAATAAATTAAAATTAATTAAATAAGACATGGCAGAAGCAATTATTTCTCCAGGAGTATATACAAGAGAAAATGATATCTCTTTTATACAGCCAGCACCAATCGCAGCAGGAGCAGCATTTATTGGACCAACAGTAAAAGGTCCTATAGAAAACCCGACAATTGTTACTTCTTATAACGACTATGTAAGAAAGTTTGGAGTTGTATTTTCTTCAGGCTCAAATTCATATGAGTTCTTAACTTCACTAGCTGTTAAAAATTATTTTTCTCAAGGAGGACAGACAGCATTAATTACTAGAGTTGTATCAGCTTCAGTAAATTATACAGCTGCAACTAATACCTTTATATCAGCATCAGTCAAAGCACTACAGCCATTTGAATTAAAAACCTTAGGACAAGGAGACTTGTACAATAATGCAACATCTTCTATAGCAGGGTTACCAGGCAGTACAGGAAGTTACCTAAACACAGACGGATCACTAGTATCTGGATCTTCGGATAATTTAAGATGGGAGGTAGTAGGAGTTAACAATGCTCGAGGTACATTTAACTTGTTAATTAGACAAGGAGATGATAGTTCAAATAACAAAGTTATTCTAGAAACATTTAATAATGTATCTTTAGATCCAAACTCTGATAACTATATTGAAAAAATTGTAGGTAACCAAACAACTAGTGTTGGTACAGACGGAAGTACTTACTACTTACAATCAACAGGAAACTATCCAAACAGATCAAATTTTGTAAGAGTATCAGCAGTTAATCTACCTACCTTAAACTATATAGGAAATAACGGAGTTACTGTTAATGTAGACAGCGCAGGAGTTTCTTACTCAGGATCATTACCGATAACAGGTTCAGGTTCATTCTACGGAGCAAATGGAAAAGTTAAGCCAGGTGCTAGACTTTTTGCAGATATTACAGATAATAATGCACAAGGATTAATAGCAGCAGATTACACAAAAGCAATAGGCTTGCTTCAAAACAAAGATGATTATCAATTCAATATTATATCTACACCAGGATTAATCTATGCAAATGATAATGCAGCTTTAGCAATTGACAGTGTAATTTCTTTAGCAGAAAATAGAGGAGATTGTATCGCAGTAGTAGACCTAGTAAACTACGGAACATCAGTATCTAATACAATAGCTGAATCAACTAACTTAAATACTTCTTACGGAGCATCTTACTGGCCATGGTTACAAATGAGATCTGCCACAGGTAAGAACGAATGGGTACCAGCAGGAGTTACAATACCAGGAGTATATGCATTTACAGATGCAGCAACAGCACCATGGTTTGCACCAGCAGGACTTGTAAGAGGAGGAATTTCAGGAGTAATTCAAGCAGAAAGAAAATTAACTAAAAACGATAGAGATATTCTTTATGCAGCAAAAGTTAACCCAATTGCTTCTTTCCCAGGAACAGGTATATCAGTATTTGGACAAAAAACATTACAGACTAAAGCATCAGCATTAGATAGAGTAAATGTAAGAAGATTGTTAATCGCTCTTAAGAAATTTATTGGTGACCAAGCAAGAAACTTAGTATTCGAACAAAACACTATTACTACTAGAAATAAATTCTTAGCGACAGTAAATCCATACTTAGAGTCAGTAGTACAACGTCAAGGTCTATATGCATATAGAGTTGTAATGGACGAATCAAACAACACACCTGATACTATTGATAGAAATCAATTGATAGGACAAATCTACATTCAACCAGCTAAAACAATTGAATTCGTAGTATTAGACTTTACAATTGAACCAACAGGAGCTACGTTTGCATAATTTAGAAACAAAGATATTTATAATTAAATAAGTAAAATAAAAAATGGCAGTATTAGATCCAAACGAAATAATGTTTAGAGCCTTTGAACCAATGGTTCAGCACAGGTTTGTAATGTATATAGATAATATCCCTTCATTCATGGTTAAGAATGTGAAAGCACCAAACTTTCAAGATTCTATGATCAAACTTGACCACATCAACTCTTACAGAAAAATAAGAGGAAAAAGAGAGTGGCAAGATATGGATATGACTCTATACTCACCGATAACACCTTCAGGGGCTCAAGCAGTAATGGAATGGGCTCGTCTAGGATATGAATCAGTAACAGGTAGAGCTGGATATTCAGATTTCTATAAAAAAGATTTAACTTTAAACATTCTAGGACCTGTAGGAGATGTAGTAGGAGAATGGATTATTAAAGGAGCTTTTTTAACAAAAGGAGACTTTGGACAATTCGACTGGACTTCTGCTGATGGAATTGTAGAAATAGGAATTTCAATTGCAATGGATTATTGTGTATTAAATTACTAATACCATTCAAAATAAAACTAACAAGCCTGGCAGTAGCCGGGCTTTGTTGTTTTAAAAAAGTTTTTTTCATATATTTATATATAGAAAAAGTTACTAACAAATAAAATTTATGGAACAAAAGCAAAAATTTCCTACCGAAATGGTAGAATTGCCATCAAAAGGTTTACTTTACTCAAAAGATTCTGCTTTATCAGAAGGTAGAATTGAGATGAAGTATATGACAGCTCGTGAAGAAGACATTTTAACCAATCAAAATTACATTCAACAAGGAGTAGTTATTGATAAATTACTACAATCTCTTATCGTAACACCAATTACTTACTCAGATCTTCTAATAGGAGATAAAAATGCAATATTACTTGCTTCCCGTATTTTAGGATATGGAAAAGACTATGAGTTTGAGTATAAAGGACAAAAAGAAGTAGTAGACCTTTCAGAAGTAAAAAATAAAGAAATTGATTTTTCTTTATTAGAAAAAGGAAAAAATGAATTTACATTTACAACTCCTTCTACAAAGACAGATATTACTTTTAAATTACTAACACATGGAGATGAAAAAGCAATAGAACAGGAAGTAAAAGGTCTAAAAAAGATACATAAAGACTCTTCAGCAGAACTTACAACAAGACTTAAAAGAATGATTACCTCAGTTGAAGGAAATTCAGAAACTAAGACAATTAGAGATTTTGTTGATAATTTCCTATTAGCAAGAGATTCTAGAGCTTTAAGAGAGTATATAAATCAAATTCAACCAGATGTTGATTTAAAATTCTTCCCAGAAGACGGACCAGATGGAGGGGTTGATATTCCTATCGGGGTTACATTTCTTTGGCCTGACGCCGGAGTATAGAGGAAGCCTTTTTAATCAACTCCATGATATAGTATTTCACGGGAAAGGAGGGTACTCTTTTGAGACAGTTTACGAATTTCCTATATGGTTAAGAAAATTTGTACATAGAAGTATGATTGAGTATTACGAAAGTGAAAATAAAGCACAACAAAAAGCATCAGGACAAAGTAATGTATTACAAAATGGACATATTAAAGCACCTGATTATAGTACAAAAGCTTCTAGATAATAGAAGCTTTAACTATTTATATTAAAACATATAAACTAGATGCCAAATCAATCGCAAGATATAGATAAACTTAATAAGCAAATTGCCGATCTAAGAGCGCAATTAGGTAAAAAGATGGAAACACCTTTCAATGCAAACGAGCTTGGAAAAGCCCAAGAAGCATTAAAAGGACTTCAAGCCACTGCAGCTGAAATAAACACTACATTCACTGACCTTACCTCTATCTTAAGAGCCAATCTTGCAGAAATGTCAAAGCAAAACACTGCTTTAAGTATCTCAAAGAAAGGATATCAGGGATTAACATCTGTTGTAGAAAAGCTTAAAAACGAAGAGCAAGGTATTTACGGATTTAATACTAAGCAATTAAAGGCTCTACAAGAAAAAGCAAAAATAAGTTTTGATGATCTAAGACGAAATGTACAGGCACTTTCTGCAGAAGAAAGAAGAACAGAAGCAGGAAAAGCAATGCTCAAAGCTAGAAGAGCTGGGTATGCTATAGAAAAAGAAGCTTTAAAAGAACTTGAGAAACGTCTAGAACTTGAAGAAAAAGTAGAGAAAACCGTTGGAGCAACTGGTGCATTACTTACAAGTACTAATAAATTACTTGGTGCATTAGGGTTTGGGCATATGTCATCTGAGATAGATGAGTTAAACACAAAACTTAAAGATGAGTTAAGGGAAGAAATTAAGAAGGCAGGTAATGATGTAAACACTGTAGCACTTAAGTTTCAATACATGGGTAAAGCTGCTGCAGGATCAGCTAAGATATTTGCAGACGGGTTAATGCAACCTGAATTTGTTATAGGGAAAATCTTTGACACATATCTTAAAATAAATAAAGCATCAGTAGATGTACAACACCTCACAGGACAAAATGCAGTAGCAGCCGCCTCCTGGGGAGCAAATTATGCCACAGCAGTTGATTACCTAGAAACAATAGGTGAACTAACCAAGCAAACCGGTATGAATGCTCAAAACATCTTCTCAGAGAAGGTAGTAGGGCAAGCAGCAGCATTAAAGAAAACAATGGGACTTACAGCTGAAGAAGCTGGAGGACTTGCCGTCATGTCACAAACCTCAGGTAAGAGTGTGGACGGAATGGTGAAGAGTGTAGTAGCTACGACATCTGCATTTAATGGAGCAAATAGAGCAGCAGTAAGTCAAGGAGCAGTATTAAGAGAAGTAGCAAATACTTCTGAATCTATAAAACTTTCATTAGGAAATAACCCGCAAGCATTAGCTAAAGCAGCTTCAGCAGCTCAAAGACTTGGACTATCATTAAAAGATGTAGATAATATTGCAGGATCGTTAACAAATTTTGAATCATCTATTTCAGACGAATTAGAAGCAGAGTTATTAACAGGTAAAGAACTTAACTTAGAAAAAGCTAGGGAACTTGCTTTAAATAATGACCTAGAAGGGGTTTCAAAAGAGTTATTTAAAAATTCATCTGACATTGCTGAATTCGGTAAGATGAATAGAATTGCACAAGAAGCATACGCTAAGTCTTTAGGAATGACTAGAGATCAATTAGCAAAAATGGCTTACAACAAAGCACTTGAAGCAGGAATGACCGAAGAACAAGCCTCAGCAGCAGCTAAGGTGAATGCAGAGGATATGAAGAGAATTAATGCTCAAGAAAACTTTGCTGCAGCAATGGAAAAAATAGCAGGGGCTTTAGCACCTATCCTAGATCTTATAGGAAATATACTTAGTATGCCTTTAGTTCCGTACATACTACTTGGAGCAGTAGCAGTAGGTAAACTGGGAGGTAGTTTAACAGGGGTAGCTAAAGGATTTGGGGGAATGTACAAAGCCGGTAAAGATGCCGTTTTAGGGGTTGCAGATTTATTTAAAAAAGGAGGACTAACATCAGCTATAAGTAAACTAAAAGGAGCTTTTGGAGACGGAGCAGGAGACATGGTTAAATCTAAATCAGGTAAACTGTTTAGTAAAGACTCTCCTCAAGGAAAAATGATATCTAATCTCTCAGGAAAAGCAGGTGGAGCAGGTGCAGCAGCATCAACAGCAGCCACCGGAGGCGGAGCCGGAGGAGGTATGATGGAAAGTTTTTCTAAAATTAATACAACCTCTTTAATAAAAGCAGCGGCAGCAATGGCCATAGCAGCAGTAGGTATTTTTATATTTGCAAAAGCAATTCAAGAACTTGAAAAAATAAAAGATTGGACTAATGTTGCAATAGGATTAGGAGCTTTTGCAGTATCAATGGGAGTACTCGCAGCAGTTGGAAACATTGCAGGACCGGGACTTACAGCATTAGGAGCAGCATTAAATTCATTTGGAGCTGCTATGATGACAGGATTTGGTGCAGTAGGATTAGCTGCTTTGACAATAGCGGCAATAGGGTTAGGATATGCACTTAATTTAGCAGCACCAGGTATTCAAGCATTTGGAACAGTAGTAACAGCAGTCTTTGCAGGAATAGCATCAGTAATACCGGTTATAGTAAGCGGCTTTGTTACTTTAATGTCTTCAGTAACAGAAGGTATTGGACCTTTACTACTGCTAGGACCGGCCTTATTTGGAATTGCAGCAGGACTAGGAGCAGTAGCTCTAGCAGGGCTTACATCACTACCAGCAATAGGAGGATTAATAGCATTATCGTTAGCAGCACCAGCCTTAGTTTCTCTAGGAATGGGAGGAGAAAATAAATCAGCAGGAGGAGCTAAAGGAAAAGGAGAAGAGGGATCTCTTGCAGCAGTAGAAAAGAAACTAGAAGAACTGATTGCAGCAGTAAGAGCAGGAGGGGATGTTTATATGGATTCTAATAAAGTAGGTAAAGCACAAGTATTAGGTACATATAAATCTAAATAAACAAACTATTTATAATAAATTAAAAACACACAACAATGGGATTATTAGACTTATTACCAACATCAAATCTTGGATTAGCAGGAACTACTCCAGCAATAGTACCTAGTGCAGATTCAAACTCAACTCTGCATGACGTTTACTCTATTACAGGTAACCCAGCTCAATCACAACAACAGCCAGTACCTTCCAATTTAGACTTAGACGGAGTACCTCCAACTATATCACCATCTGGACAACAGTTACCATATATTGCTAACTTACCAGGTTAATCTTAAACTAAATGGCAAACGGATTAATTAACATACAGACTGATTTAACAAGTCTGAAGTACTCTACTATCCCACTTGGAAGCGATACTCCCTATGTTACAAAAAACATAGACAACCCGCCTTCAAGTAATCAAGTGGCTATAGAGATTACAAAACGTATAGACGATACATCCCGTATTGCCAAAATGCTTATTGATAAGCCAGGAATAAAATACCTCCTACATGAAGCAGAGCTTCAACAAATAGGAGCCGGTGATAAAATAAATAAAGCTCGAAAGGGAGGAAAAACTCTAACAGGAGCAGTACTACAGCAAATAGGAAAGACAGTTGTTAGTACTTTAAAAATAGCAGCATCTACCTTAGCACAAATACCAGTAAACGGAACAGGTACGCATTTTATAAAAGGATTTAGAACAGATACCTACTTACAGCCTACAAATGGAAATCAATTCTCTGGCTTTGCTCAATTTTTTGGAGCAGGAGGAGTTGAAGGAGCACCTTTAGCACTTCAAGGAAAGACTATTGACGGAGTAGTAGAATCACAGTTCTTTACACAAGGGAGTACCGTAAGTAATGGTGCTATCATTAATCCAAATGATGCTACTGTAGAACCAAAATTTGCATATAATTCAAAAGTTCAAGGAGTCGGAGAAGCTACTCTTTCTACAAATGAAAAACCAAACGCTTCCTTACCGGAAAATGATGCAAATAGGCTAAGTGCGTATAATGCTGTAGAGGGTAATCCAATAACAGTAGGATATAAAAAACCTATTACTTTTGGGAAACCAGCTACTAAGGAATTAGGAGACCTTAGTCCAACTATAGCTAGAGGTGTACAAACAACTGCTACACCAGGAGTAGGTACATTTCAAAACTCAATAAAAAGTAGATCAAATAAAGTAGCTCCAAAAGATTGGATATCACCTGACTCAATTAATAATATATCCTCAGGATCTTATTCATATACAAATACGTATACAGGACATTCTGCGAGTATTTCAATACTAAATGCACAAGAGGGCAATGAAATACCGGTAATACTTACACCAGAAGACCCAGGTCTAGATAGACTTAATGACGGTGAACAGAAGTACAGCGAGTTTAGTACGTATACAGGAGGTCCTACAGATAAGATTATTGATAGAGTACTTAAAGGAAAAAGAGTATCTACTAATTCTGGAGAAAGACATAATGAGCTTTATTTACTAAATAATAGCGATTATGCTACAGATGGTAACCATGGAGTTGTTGTGGAAGACCTACAAGATGGGAACGGGGAGGATATATACCCACAAGGCGCTACTATAGGGGAAACTAGTATTCCAAAGCTAGTATCACTAAGTAAACTAGCATACCAAATAAATACAGGTTCTGCAGATGTAGTTAGTAGAGATGGGTTACTATAACATACACTCCAAAATTACAAGATTTTAGATCAGGAAGTAAAGGTACCGCTACCTATTCACTCGATTATACTGCAAATACTATAAACAAAGAAAGAAGAGTAGGGTTAGGTAATCAAGGAGCTCCCTCTCTAAGAACAGATTATACATATGTAGATAAGGATAAAGTAGATAAGTTAAATGAGCAAGATGTTAGTAACTCACGAATCGATGGATTAAAGCCAAATGATGTTAGAGATCTTGCAAAATTCTATTTTGAGATAATAACACCATCCGGAACTAAGTTTCTATACTTTAGAGCATTTATAGATTCTGTTGACGATAGTTATAATGCAAATTGGGAATCACATAAATACGTAGGTAGAGCAGAAGACTTCTATACATACGGAGGATTCTCCAGAGATATAAATGTTTCTTTTAAAATAGCAGCAGCAACAAGATCAGAGATGAAGCCATTATATAGAAAAATGGTATATCTAGCATCAGCAACAGCACCGACCTATGGAGGAGAAGGATTTATGAGAGGAACGCTTGCTAGATTGACAGTTGGTTCGTATTTTGATCAAATACCGGGAGTAATTACTTCTGTAAAGTATAGTTTAATAGATGACATGCCTTGGGAGATAGCAATGCAACAACCAGAAGGAAATGAATCAGGAGTACAGGAATTACCAATGGGACTTCAATGTTCAGTATCATTTAAACCAATTCATGATTTTGCTCCTCAAACAGGATTAAAACACTACTTTACAAGTAATGAAGCGGCAAAAAATTATTTAGGTTAAAAAAATGGCAAATAGATATAGAGATATTGCAAGATCAAGAACAACAGATGGAATAGAGTACATAAACAATCCTATCTATCCGGAAATTACTTTGTCTGAAAATGACTTCTATGTGATCTCTGCAGAAGGAGACAGATACGATACATTAGCACAACAGTTCTATAGCGACTATACGTTATGGTGGATTATAGCTTCAGCTAATAATTCAGAAAGAGCATCATTAGTAGTTGAACCAGGAGTACAATTAAGAATCCCAGCAGATAAAGATAGAATACTACAAGCATACAACCAGTTTAATAAAAAGAGATAATGGCAGGAGGCATAGGATCACCAGTTTCAGCTGCAGTTGCAACTCAAATGGAAAAAAGGCAAGCTGTAGTATCTAAGACTCAAGGAAAAACTAACGACGATTTACTATACCTCAACGGTAAGACAGCCTTTGTTAGGCTATCTTCCTCGGTTAATACTATAACACCAGCAGAACAAGAAAGGTTTAGAATACAAGAAGGTAGGTTAGATATAAAAGGAGATAGTACCGATGCAGGATATAACATACTACAGGGAGGTGTACTTCATCCAAATAGAGGATTAAGAGAAGGTATAAACACATCTGGGTATTACGATGAATCTGCAGCTTACAATAATAGGAAAGAGAGTACAGGTATAAGACCTATGCCAGGTATTACCTCTATGACTGTTAAATCAAAAAATAGTTTAGGTACATTAAGAGAGGCAGAGGTTAAATTTACATGCTGGACTTTAGAGGATTTTGAATTAATGGAAAAACTCTATCTAAGACCGGGATTTACACTGCTACTAGAGTGGGGACATTATGTATATTGATAATACCGGAACTCTTATAACAACTATAGAAACAATACCTAATGGTTTTTTTGCTAACGGAGTTACTATGTCAAGTATTTTAAAGGGTATAGCTGACATTAGAACAAAAAGCTGTTATAATTACGAAGGAATGATAGGGTCCTGTAAAAACTTCTCCTGGACCTATCTACCAAATGGAGGATATGAATGTAGTGTATCTATTATATCAACAGGAGAAATTTTAGAATCATTAGCACTACGCTTTTATCCACAACTTAGACTATCCAGCAGAGTTTGAAGAAGCAGATTCAGAAACAGGAAAAGAAGAACGTAAAAGTGTACTTCATTTCTTTCTTTCTAAAATGGATGAGGTAAAGTTAGTACAGTTTACAAATTTTTCCTTTACCGCGAAGTCACCAACTTTAGGAGCAAGGTTACAAAACTTCGGAGCATACTACTCAACAGTTGAGATTGAAAGATGGTTCTGGGATAAAGATCAACCAATGACTTGGTTTCCATTAAGAACTTTACTAGACGTCTTTAATACAAGTGTTACTTTAATAGATGGAACAAAAGCTGAGAATACCTCAGATAGAGCATATGCAAAGTTTAATATAGATTATTCTAAATCATCAGCATTCCTATCCAGTGAAGAACATTTTTCAGTAGACCCTACTGTTTGTGTAATTCAAAATAAAGATACAAATGGATACGGAGTTGTAACAGTAATTCACGATAGCCTGGCAACACTTCCAGATGGAAGTACATATGACGATGTTTTAAACATATTAGTAACAACAGCTTATGTGAAGTCAGTACTAGATCAAGCACTTGACGCTGATGGAAAATTAAATAAGAGTATGTCTGATATATTAGAATCACTACTAGAAGGTATTAACTCTGCTTTAGGTGGAATTAATGACCTAGGTACAATGTATGACGAAGAAGATAACGGAGGTACTTGGTATATTATAGACAGAAATAATACACCAGCAGACACGATTGCACAAATGCCAACCTTTACATTAGCAGGACTTGGAAGTGTTTTTACTGATGTAAGTATCAGTAGTAAAATTTCAAATGAAATAGGAAGTCAGATAGCAATTGCAGCACAAGGTACAACACAAAACTATTCTGAAAATGTAGAAAACATCCTAAAATGGAACTCAGGGGTAATAGATAGAGTAAAAGTTACAAAAGATACTTCTGATAAAAATAAAGATGGAGTACAAGCTGTAGAAGATGATAGAGCAAAGCGAGAAGCAAAATGGATAGACACTTTAAAAACCTTCTTTGAAGACTTTAACGGCAGTGGGTATGATGAAGAGGATATGAAAACTGCTAAAACTATGCATGCAGAATGGACATTAGAGAATGTAGTAAAGAAACATAGAACACAACAAAGCAAACCACTACCAGGAATCGTACCAGTAGAGTTATCATTTAAAACAGACGGTATAGGTGGATTCAAAATTATGGAAGCATTTAAAATAGCTTCTGGAATATTACCAAATAAGTACCAAGAGAGATTTTGCTACTTAATAACAGGACTTGAACACACTATAGATATTAATAATAGATGGGAAACAAGTGTAACAACACAATTTTTCCCTATTGATACACCATCAGCAGCTGAAGTTGAAGCAGCAGGTAAAAAAGGAACCCCACCAAGTGGTGGTGGTGGTGGCGGAGGCGGTGGCGGAGGCGGAGAAGGTGGAAGCGGCGGTAGCGGTGCTGAAACAGGAGGAGTAGTATCGGGAGCTGTAAGACCTATCTCTCAAATGAAACCATTTACGCAAGAAGTACTAAAACAACATAAAGGACTGGTATTAGTAAGAGAAGCTGCAACAGTAAAAAGAACTATTGGTTCGCTATACTACAACCAAAAACTTGTTGCAGTTACAGTAGAAGATGCTATTAGAGCAAAAAAAGTAAAAGCAGAGACTGCAATACCTGATACACTGTCATTAAAGAAAGTTCCATATAACATGCCTTTAGATACTACTGGAAAAGCAAGTATTCAAAAAATTGCAGTTAATTTTGGGGATGGAAAAGGAAAAGTGGCTCCTAGAATAGGTACAGATAAATCAGGAGTTAATGTAGATGGACCAGGTAATTTAGATTTTGCAGGAATAAGAATCCATGCAGGAAAAAGTGAAGGTTGGTCAGAGGGATGTCTAATCGTTTCTTCTACTAGAAATAAAGACGGAACTATTGCATTAGATTTAGCAAAAGCGACAGAAATAGTAAGACTTATAAAAAATAATAATTTAAAAACAATTTACGTTGTAAACGACTTCTAAAGATGGCAGATATTTTAGTAAAAGAATTTACCTATAAAACTTCATGGCAAGGAGAGACTTACTCTGTGCAAATATTTGGAGATGGAACTTTTATTAGAAAAAATGGATACACTGTTGTAGAGCCAACCGAACAGTCCTTCCTAGATAAATTTAAAAAGAGTATAGATGAATCAGGAATAACAGCTCCAGACGGAACTCATTACAAACTAGACCCATCTTCAAAAGAATCTACAATAGAGCAAGTTAGGGAAGAGTGGTCAAAGTATAATGAAGATAAAGCAAGTAAATTAGCTTTTGGAGAAGCAAAAAGTCCTGATATGAATTTTGCAAAAAATATAGCAAAAAATAATGCAATACAGGAATTTGGTAAAAAACAAAATACACAAAACTATACCGTAAAAGGAGCTGTTATTACTAAAGAGAAATTATATAGTAATTCAGATAAGACGTATTCTTCCCTAATGGTAGTAGAGGTAGATGCAGTTATACCAGACAAAGCAGTTACTGAACAAGATACAGGAGGAAACTCAGCAACACTAGATGATACGGAAGCAACTGTAATAACAGGAACTACTGAAGCTGAACCAGATGTTGAATTTCCAGACTATTTTTCATCAGCAAGGAGTGTACGTGGAAAGGCTATAAAAAATGGAAAAACATATATTGCAGGAGGTTACCTTTTTTATACAAACGGTACAGAAAGTACACAGAAGGAAATTTGGGAACGTATTTACGATGATATAGCAGAGAAGATTTTTAACGACGAGGTAAAAAAGGATGAAACTTTAGAGGATAAATACCAGTCTGGGTATTCGGTAAAGACTAGATCTTTTAAATTTACAACAGTACCACCAAATCGTCCAAAAGACAAACCGAAGCCAGCAACACCACCACCGCCTGTAACCCCAGCACCACCGCCTGCTGCAGTAAAGAAAACTCCTGTTGTATATCAGCCAAAAACAAGAGTAACAAAACCAAAGTCTACAAGAGGAGGAGAATTTGTTGAAAAAATATCAGGAAAAGATTATAAAGGACCTTATATTACAGCATACAAAAGCAAGTACTACGCAGGAAGTAACTTAGATCAAAATGGAGTAGAGTTAATACCTGCCGGTACAAAAGGGCAGACAATAATAACTCCAGCATTAGCATTACTGTTTTCATCATTACAAGGTTTTTTTAAGAAAAAAGCGAGTAGTGCTGATAGAGAAAAAGGATCAACAAAGAGATTCTTTATGCAAACAAAAAAAGATAATAAAATTGTAGAATTAGATAAGAGTAATTTTCAACAAGCACAATTAGCTCTACCTACCCAAAATTTTGCACAAGTTGACTGGATGATAAAAGGACCAGCAGAAGATAAAGTTTTTAATGGATATCCATTTGAAGGAGCAGAATCAAAAAATAAAAAAGCAATTTTAGCTTTAGAGAAACAAATACCAGGTATTTCTACCTTTATAAAAGATTATAAGTTTCTAGTAGAAGATCCAGCCGGCTTCGACCAAGTGGAATTAGAAACACAAGTAGTTGTTAGGAAAGATTTGCAGACTGGTATAGATAATTCTCGAAAAGCAAATTTCGATTTAAGAAAATAAAAGAAGGCTTGCTTATGCAGGCCTTTTTTCTTATATTAAAGAAAAGGTTATAGAAAATGTTTTATATAGTAGAGACAGAGGAGCAAATACAGCTTCTAAAAAATTTAGGTACAAAAGGAGGGTATGTAGAAGTCATTTCTTCAAATGATAACTATCATCCACTTCTCACAACTACTGTAGCAGTTTACTTAAGACCTCTAGATTATCACGAAGGATTTATTATTCCAATAAGCCATGACGAAGGATTAAATTTATCAAAAGATTGTGTCTCCGACATATTAAAAGAATACACAACACTTTATACGTTTGATAAGAAAGAATTGATGTACCACTTCATACTAAAGGATGTTATAGATCTTTCCTTGCTTTATTCAATGACTTCTTATAATAGACTTGAATTACCAAGATCTAACTCAACTTGTAATTGGTATTATAATCGCTTTCATGAATTTAAAGAAATAAATGCTATAATTCCAATATCGAAGTTATTTGAGAAATGTGAAGAGAATTATAAGTCATTACAGAAGATATTGCAGATTGCAATACCCAATGGCTTTGATTTTTATAATAAAACTGCAACGTCTGTTTTCTTTATGATTGAGAGAGCTGGTTTGAGAATAACATACCAATCCTTTCTAGAATTATTTAAACCAAACAATCCTGTATACAGTATTGATAATAATATTATTTATACCTCATATAATCTCTATAATACAACCTCTCGACCAACAAATGCTTTTAATTCAGTAAATTTTGCTGCAATACCAAAAGCACCTGAGTTTAGGAAAGCTATTATTCCTCAGAACGATGTATTTGTAGAAATGGACTTCGATGGATACCATTTAAGGTTATTATGCGAGCAAATAGGATATGAATTAACAGATGAATCAGCTCACGTTCAATTGGCTAGACTTTACTTCGGTAAAGATGAAATAGCCGAAGATGAATATGCAAAAGCAAAGCAGATTAACTTTCATGCAATTTATGGAAAGATTCCACCTGAGTATGCTTTTTTAGAAATCTTTGAGAAGATTCAGAATTATATAAATAGACTTTGGCAGCATTACCAAGAGAGAGGGTATGTAGAAGATCCGTTATCAGGAAAGAGATTTACACAAGACCTTCCAGAGATGCATCCGCAGAAGCTTATGAACTACATGATGCAGAGCTTGGAAACCTCAAGAAATATTCTTATATTAAAAGATTTGTTAATGTTTCTTCAAGATAAGAAAAGTAAATTAGCACTCTATACTTATGATGCTTTTGTATTTGACTTTGACAAGTCAGATGGCAAGGAGACATTAGAATCTTTAGAAAAAATAATGAACCAGGGAGGAAAATACCCTATAAAGTTTAAATACAGTAGTAACTTAGTTTTATAAAATAAAAACCTATTTATAAATGATACAAAATAATGTAGCGCCAGTAATGTTCGATTATGATATCGAATATAATTTTAATGCAGCCGACATGAGCAATAAGTTATTTTGTACTTTTTCTTCTGAACAACAACTAGAAGGTATACTAAGTACAATACAGACCAAATACAAAATCATTTATAACAAAATTTTCGTTCTTTATTCAAAGAGCCAGGATGAATATATTTGCACTTACAATGTAGAATTAGGAAATGTTTCTAATTTCTTAGAAAATACTATTTTAGTACATAGAAAAAAGGAATCAAATACCCTATATACAATCAATTCGTTAAACCGTCTAATAGAGTCTCTAAATGGAGGAATCTTAGACACAAACTACAAGGTGAATTGGAACGATTATCAAAACTGTATTCTTTTAACTAAAGGAGCAGAATTGAAGAGAGTCAACACAAAATTATTTAGAATAATAGAATTATAGTTGGAATATTAAAATATTCTTCTTATCTTATATAAATAAAAGTTTTAATTAAAATCAGTTACATTATGGACATTAATGCTATCAAAGCTAAATTGGCCGCTCTAAACAGCACCGGAAATCAAGACCGTGAGAAAGTTGACTTCGATAAGATCTATTGGAGACCAGCAAACGGAAAATCAACAATTAGAATCGTTCCTTCAGCATTTAATGCTGCAGATCCTTTCACAGAATTGAAACTGCACTACAACATCGGGAAGTTCCCTATGATGTCATTGTCGAATTACGGCAAACAAGATCCAATCGAAGAATTTGTAAAAGAATTAAGAAAGACTTCTGATAAAGACAACTGGTCATTATCTGGA